ACATAAGCGCCTCTTACATAAGAATACCCACTGATCTTGTCTGCTACTCCGCTATTGATCAAGTCAATCGATCGTACTTTAAGCCACGCATGGCCGGGATCTGATAACCAATTCATATTGCCTCTAGGTTTTAGGTTAAGGTATAACCTCGCTTGTACTCACTTTGGGTATGTAGGCTATTGCGCTACACCTTGACTCGCTTTCCACTGCTCGGTTACAATGTCTAATATAGCATGGGTATGACATTTAACACAAGCACTATTTCAAGCTTGATACAAAGATTGATTCAGGATATAGCAAGAAGGCTCTTTAAAATAAGTACTTGACAAAACAAAGGGGAATATGTTAGGGTCGGTATAATCATGCTTGACACCAGCCCCCCCCGGCTTCGAGGGGGCTAGGTACTAAGTAATATATACATAGTCTACAACATAGCTACAACATGATAACAACCCTCACAACATAGTAACAACATGGCAGGCTTCCCAAGAGACAAAGACGGCAAACAACTCGCAGATAAGGCTAAAACACCACGCCCGGGTATTCCTCTTGTGAAAGAAGATCTGTTAAAGCTTATCAAACACTTCCACGGCAACATATCCCGCGTAGCTGACAAGCTAGGCACCACCCGCCTAACCGTGCGCAACCGGTGCAACAATGATCCCGATCTTAAGCAAGCTCTTGAAGACGCAAGAGAGCGATTCATCGATACCCTAGAAGAGACGGCATGGAACAAGGCGATCAATGGCGATACCATAATGTCGCTCTTCTTGCTGAAGACTATAGGCAAGCACCGGGGCTACGAACAAGATAGCAACCAAGATCGCGCCCAAGATATAGCCAAGGCTGCATTTGACTTCGTGATAAACAAGAGCAAGAATCCAGCTGAAGGCTCTACGCACTAGTGTAGAGGTATTCAACTCTGTATCGCTACTATCCGGTGGTGATACAAGCCTATCATCCCCCCTCTCATACTCACCCCCAATGACGCGCGGGCGTGGGACTCTACCCGCGCGCGTGCGAGGGCTCGTCCTTAAAAGAACCGGTACTTGCTTCTATAGAACACTGTGCAGAAGTCAACCTCCCCTCCCATTTCAGTTCAGATCCCTATAAAAAAAGTTTCTGTGTCCCTTCGAGTTCAGAATCCTATCCAGAATTTTTTATGGTGATGTTGCCAGGCAGCCTGCCGGAAATTTTTTATGTGGGTATGGAGCAAACAAGGTTGGCGCATTGGACAAACAAGTTTGTCTGGATGTCTGGAAAGCTGGGTGTCTGGATGTCCAACTGTATGGTAAAGCCGAAGAGTTGAAACTGTAACTCAATGCGCCTATACAAAAAGTTGAATGAAAATATTTTAGTTGGTATGAGTGGTGGTACTTCATGATGTTTACCTATGATTGGGTATGGGGCGGTAGAGATACCGCCTTTTTTTATGTGAAGAAATTTCTTTACATGATGCTAGTCGATTCTGTATGGTGTTGATGTATGGGGTGGGTATGAGTAAGAAGAGAGAGTTAGCGGAAGCGTACCATGCGGAGATAGTGAAGGCTGAAATAGGGGCGTTGCTGAAAGATATAGAAGAGTACAGGGCTGCGTTGGGCGAGTTGTGTCGGATAGAGGGTGAGTACCGTGACTTTGTGAAGAGTGTGAAGTATATGGAAGGGCACGTGAGTTTTAAGTGTTTTACAGATTTTAGAGAGTTGTTGACTACCCGGATGAGCAAGACTAGAAACAGGTTGTGTGAGTTAAGGGGTGAGTGATGGGATGTGATCGAGAGCAGCTTAGGGCTTTGTATGAGACGCCGATGCCTGAGTCATTGAAAGAGATGTTTACGAGAGGGAAGCGGGCGTGGGATGAGTATTATGCACATGGTAGCTGGGATGATAGACATAATCTAGTGTATAAGCCTGCTGAGTTTAACATGATCAAGCGCCCGGCAGAGCGGTATCTGACCTTTGATCCTGAGTATGTGAGAGGGATGAGATTTAAGCAGGGTCAGACTATACTGAATGACTCATGGACAATCAATTTAAGAAGCAGCAATAAACCAACACTAGTGGGGATGAAGATGTTTAGCGAGAAAGAAGCTAAGTTTATACTGGACAGTGCGGAGACGGATTTGAAGACGTTGAAGCAGCGCAAGGAGTCGTTGGTGAGAGAGATTGCTGACACTGGGGTGCGGTTGTCTAAGATGCAAGAGGCTGAGACTCAGCTGGCTAGTATTGTGGAGAAGTTGCAGAAAGCTCTGAAGAAGAGTGAATGTGACGAGGATGATGATGAGTAGTGAGCTCTGCTTCATTCGCGACATGATTGGTTATAGCCCTTATAGCTGTGAGTTTTGGCTCCATGAGAAGTCGTCAGTGCCTGAAGAAGATTATTGCTACATCCCGATCTTGGAGAGTGTTCGCTTCCGCAGGTTCGGGACGGCTCCGGTGAGGGATGCGTACTGGCATATTGGTTGTGCTCCTCCTGGCTCTATGCTTCCGCTCTCTGAGGGGATAGATCCAGGGCCTGAGCGTCTCTATGCTATGGATGACGTAGTTCCCAAGGCTGGGATATGGAGTCGCAGGAATGAGCTGGCTAGTCTGAGAGAAGACCAGAGAGAGTTTAACAAGCGCATGTACAACCAGATTCTCAAGCTCAAAGATGAAGATGTGCCAGTGCCACTGCCTGGAGAAATACAGGACTACTACAACAAGTTGCTACGGGTGAATGTATGAAGTGGTTGTCAATGCTTCTGATGAGTCTATGTCTCACTAGCTGTAACATCAGCAATCCCAGCAATGGGCATAAGATTGGCCGCATCGTCAAGCTTGCAGATGAAGGCGTGTGGTGTAAGACCTGTGAAGGAGAGTTGATTCGTGGAGGCCTTGTTGATGGTAGTGGCTCTATGGGTTCTAGTTTTAAGTTCACCATTGAGAGCCGTGCGCTACGAGAGATTGCTCTTCAGGCGTTCGAAACGCAGGCGGAAGTTATTCTGACGTACGAGGTGGAGTTGTGTAGCGCCTGTTGGCGCTCTGAGTGCTCAACACCGCATTTTGTTAAGGCTATAGAGATAGTGAGATAATATAGGCATGATTATATTTGATTTGGATGGTTGTCTAGCCAATTGCGAGCATAGGCGGCATTTTGTTGATCCTTCAACCAATCCTGATTATGTTAAGTGGCATTGGTATACTCAAGGCGATCTTAATTTTGAATGGGTTCATAAAGATACTAGAGAGAAATGGGAGCCCAACTGGCCCGCATTCTACGAGGCTTGCGATAACGATAAACCTATTATTGCTACAATGCATTTATTAATAAGTTTGTGGTTCAGAGAAGGTGAAGACGTTCAAATATGGTCGGGAAGAAGTGAATCTGTCAGAGGGAAGACAGAAAAATGGTTAAGTGAAAATATATTCAATTCTGGGATCGATCCTTGTAAATTAAAGATGCGGCCCATAGGCGATACCACTCCTGATGATGTGCTTAAAGAGCTATGGTTGGATGAGGCTATCGCAACAGGCAATAAGATTGATTTTGTCTTTGATGATAGGCCAAAAGTGATCCGCATGTGGCAGCGCAGAGGCATCTTTGTCTTTAACTGCGCACAGAGTGATAAGGAGTTTTAAATGATCAATCTATTGCTATGTATGATGCTGATAGCTGCTGCTCCTGGCCCTACTGGAGTTCCAGAGCCGCCACCAGTCAAAGGGCCGAACGGGCCAGCGCAGCCGAGATAGTTCTGTCACATGGGTGGCCTACCCGTTAAGGTGTCATAGCAGCTATCTAAGATGGCGCTTCTTGCATCAGGGTCCGTGGGGTGGCGTCACGTAAAAGCGCCCTGTTTTATGGCATGTTAGCTCAGGTAGTTAGAGCACGGGTTCGTTGGCCCGGGGTCGTTGGCGCAACTCCAACACGTGCCTTATGGTGGCCTACAACCATCCCACCTGGTGCACTCAGGAAGCTGGGACTAGTAGGCAAGGGCATTGGCAGAGTGGCTGATTGCAGCGAGTTTATCTCGTAGTAGAAGTACCACAGGTTCGAATCCTGTATGCCTTTAATTCGCTTACAAAATGTAAGCGACCTTTTATGTGTCGTCGCACGCAATGAAGGGTTGGTTACCCAGCGACATTTTACGTGCCGTAGCTCAGTGGTTAGAGCGGCACTCTTATAAGGTGCAAGTCGGTGGTTCAATCCCACCCGGCACGACAAGATACGCGTCAGTAGCTCAGCAGTTAGAGCGTGGTGATCCTGTTACTAGTGGCAGGGGAGAGGTCGGGGGTGCAAATCCTCCCTGATGCAATGGCCAGGTCATACCCGATGAGGGGCAGAGTCCTTAAAAGTGATGGCCTAGTAGGATCGGTTGGTGGTATACGTTGGGTAGGAATCACCGTTTTTTTATGGAAAGCTTAGCTGTCTGCCAGTTGATTGATGGCATGGTACATGATCTAGTGCGCATCAAAGATAGAGAAGATTGGAGCCGCTTCGCGTGGCGCTTTCGATATAAAGACTATCCTTATCAATATCCCCTCATAATCCTGGATCCCAATACTCTTTACTGGGTTCCCATGGATCATAACTATCAGCTAAAAAAAAGGCGTTGACCATGTCAGTCACTTTTACTTGCTCTCATTGCCTCAATGAATACGTCAAAAATAGAAGCGACGAGGAGACTGCTGAAACGTTTAAGAAATGGTATCCGAAAGCCGACATTACCAAAGCTAAGGTTGTTTGCGAAACTTGTTATAAAATCGCCATCAAGAGGCTCGAAATCGAGACCGAACATCGGAATTGGATCAACTATGCAATGAGTAATTAATGAATGATGTAGATCATCCCAAGCACTATCAAGGCCAAGGACTTGAGTGCATAGATGTTATAGAAGCATTTAATTTAAACTTTTGTTTAGGTAATGCAATTAAGTATATACTAAGAGCGAAGCATAAAGGTAAAGAAGAACAAGACATACACAAGGCCATATGGTATTTACATCGCCATTTGGAAAGCGCAAGATTAGATAACTTGGCAATGGCCAAGTCATCATTGTCGTTACATTTCCTTAGGGAGTGAATATGTGTAAAGAAGATATGGAACATTACAAACGTTGTTGTGAGCAGGGCCCGCAAGGCGTTCCTGGTCTACAAGGCCCACAGGGTATCCAAGGTGTGCCAGGAGCACAGGGTATCCCAGGCCAGATGGGAGCCCAAGGCCCACAAGGTCTTCAAGGCCCTAAAGGCGATCCAGGAAAGGATTGCGATTGCGATGGAGCTGGAGATCTTCCTTATGTCAACATTTATGCCTCCATAGCACAGTCTATACAGCCTTACAATCCCGGAGCAGTCGCTGACCAAGTTTTATTTAACTTGCAAAATGCTAACTCTGGTATATTAGATTTTGATTTAGCACAGATGAACGTGAATGGTGATATCAAGTTCTTGAAACATGGTATCTACCATATGACCTGGCAGCTCCAGGCTCGTATTGCCACGTTGATCCAGCCAGTTCCAAGTTGGTCTTTCGGCTTCTGGCTGAATGGCGTGCTTGTTCCTGGATCGATCTACTCAGGGTTTACTTCAAGCCCTAACGACGATGCTGCACACTCCACTGGAGACGTCATCATCGAAATACAAGCTAACGACACGCTCAGACTTAGAAATACGTCTGTAAACGTTGTAAGCTTGAATCCTAACATTACAGGGTCTGTGTTCCCGATCACTATTGCTTCCATTAACGTGGAATGCCTTAAGTTGATCTAAGCACCTAGGTGGGTTGGTAGTATATTCCCGCTTACGAAGAACTACCATTCAAGGCATCCATGGCAAAGAAAACCGTAGAAGAAGACATCAACCGCTTCTTGGAAGACTGGGGCCCTAAGCAGTTGCTGGCTTTTCTAAGAGATGTGATCCCTCTATTTGAGCTTTACGACGTCGTAGACGAGGACGACTGGGTGGAGAAGCAGGTAGGTGGGGGCAAGGAGAATGTACGAACTGTACGACTCGTACGTACCGTATATCTCATTAGCCGTCTATGCGAGTTCCACACCGGCAAGATGGTCAGCACTAGAGCGAAATATCCAGAGCTTTGGAAGCGCATGGAGAAAGAAGGGAAGCAGAATGGCTGATCGACATCTTGAAGAGATTATCGAATCATTAAGAGAGATGAATAAGCACCTATCATCAATCTCCAACTTTTTTTCTAAAAGGCAAGAAGACGTTGAAAGATATAAAAGAATTAGAGAATACCATGAGTCGCTTGTCATGTTCTCTGGAAACCCGCTTACCAGTGGAAGTAAAGATCGACATGACGATAACTCATCGCTCTCCTGAAGAGGGCAATACGACTATCGTTGAGTTTCAGTCTGAAGTTGGTCATAAGATGCATTATGGCAAGTCGTATATCTATGACCATGAAGAGTTTGGTGAGGCTATATCCAAGCACTTATCTATCTTCTACAAGCAGTTGATGCGCGTGATGGTGGACAGTTTGCCTCCTCTTATTTTAAATATGGACACTCTATCTGAGTCGAAGATCGTAAGGTTTCCAATCTCTGATGTTCTTTCCTAGCTGGGCATCAATCTTTATATGGGTCGAACTCATTAGCGCCTGCCATACATACTCCTATTGGTTTGAGCTTATGTAAGATTTTGATAGTATCACGATGGGCAAAGAGGACTTGCTCAATGCGCTTATAGCAGAACGGAGATTCATCAACGCCAGCTCCTCGCAACTCGACGCTAAAGTCTTTAACCCACTTGTCCATATCAGCACGTTTGACACGTCCTTCTTTAATGACAGCACCCGTCTTGCGATCCACCTTTCCTGTTGCTTCTTTACGACCCATAATCCTGCCCGCCCCATGCACTGTTGAGTACATTGCGGCTTTACTCTCAGGGTGCTCGATTCCCTCAAGGATGTATGAAAAGTCTCCCATCGAACCGCCGACGAAGCCCTTCTGGCCTGGATATGCTGGAGTAGCGCCCTTGCGGACAACCCAGACATCCTTGCCAAAGTGTCGCTCTTTCCATGCAAAATTGTGATGATTGTGCACCTCTTCAAGGATATCAGCCCGAAGTATTCGAGCAACACGAGAGCATACCCAATCACGACCCGCATAAGCATAGCGCCCTGCTATTTCCATGCACTTGATGTACTGCTCTCCGAGGTCGGATCGCTCATCCAAGATGACTGGTGGTGCATGTATTCCATCTCTGCCTCCCGCCTCTTTAATGAAATGAGTGCATATAGTATGCCCGAGACCACGGGAACCGAAATGCACACCAACCCATACTCTATCTTGTTCATCAAGAAAAATGTCCACATAATGATTACCTGAACCAACAGTGCCGAGTTGAGCAATAGCCTTATCCTTAAGGGATGCAAGTAAAGGCATCTCTCTCCATAAAGCATCTTCGAAAAGTTCATGTTCCACCACCTCGTTATTCTTTTGCCCTACTCCGAAGCTTATGTGCTTCTGGATTTCATTCATAGTACGATAGATATTAAGACGTGTGGCATCACCGGAAGCCGTGGTGCGCACTGCCTTATTACCGCAAGCAATATCAAAACCGACACCATTGACACATATAGAACCCTCAAAAGCAACGACACCACCAATAGGCACAGAATAACCAACATGATGATCGGCCATAAGAGCAGCGGCCACAGCCCCATACTTCACCACAGCTTGCATTTGTTTAACAGCTTCGTCGTCAGCACATCCTACTCCGTAGACAGGAAATTCCAAGTCCATTCAAGCCTCCATTTTCGCCTAGATTACAGTCTTGCGCATTGATATTCCATAAAAAAAAGTGTTGCATTCATTGTCAAAAAATTTCTATATATGTCAGATAGAGCCACATGATGGAGGTTAACGTGTATATCACACTCAAGCAATTCGCTGAGAAGTACGAATGGCCGACGCTCTGCGGGCTGCGATCCATTTACTTTGATGCCACTAAAGACAAGAACGATTTCCTCCCAGCATTTAGAAAAATAGGCCGTAGACTGCTAGTTTGTCCTGAGGTGTTTTTTAATATAGTAGGGGAACATGCCAGTCAAAATTATAGTTAATGCAGCTAAGTGCTTGAACTGCAACACTTTAATATCTAGTGTATATCGGCATGATTGGCAATGTTGCCCATGCTTCAACAAAGGTGAAGGCCACGGCATCTTTGTCGATGGCGGATTCGATTACTTGCGCCATGGATGGCACAAACAAGAAGAATATTTAGATTTCAGTGAAACCACAGGAGAGCCCGATGAAGAACCCAGACGACAAGTTAGTGAAGATCCTATTGAACAACGGCATGGCGATCAACATGTATGCCGATATTGCGGCCATAGAGGAAGTGATGTGCCACCCGAAGTTCGTACGGTTCAAGGATGATGGCAATGACAACGTTTGCATATCACTCGAATCAATAGCAGGCTTTGAGGTGCTAGATGACAGAACAGACTCCAACCCAGCAACAGCCGAAGAAATTACCCAGGTTCCAGTGCCAGAACTGCAGCCTCAAGAGCAAGCCTGAGTTCTTCGAGCACATCAAAGGCGGCATCTATCTTTGTGATAGGTGCGCCGACTACAAAGTAAAAGACATACGAAGACGTCGTAAGGCTAAGATCGATGAGTGATGAAGCTTTAAAACTGCTTGCTGACCGCACATGGCGTATGTCGAACCTTTATTATATTAAAGATAAGTCTGGCAACAAAGTGCTATTCAAGCCGAACTGGGCACAGAAAAAGCTCATGAAGCCACACTATCTCAACATCATATTAAAGGCTCGACAATTGGGTGTTACGACCTTTCACGCCTTATTATTTTTAGACACTTGTCTATTTAATGAGAATATTAATGCTGCAATCATAGCAGATAATAAGCCTAATGCGCGAGAGATCTTTATTGATAAGGTGAAATTTGCTTATGACGCGCTTCCACAGTGGCTTAGGGATATGGTTAAAGCCGATAAAGACAACGTCAATGAGCTGCGGTTCTCTAATGGATCGGTGTTTAGGGTAGGAACGTCGCTACGTTCGGGTACTCTCCAGCTCCTCCATGTCACTGAATACGCCAAGATCTGTGTTGACAACCCTAAGAAAGCTAACGAGATTCGCTCTGGAGCGCTTAACACCATCGAAACAGGCCAATTCTGTTGCATTGAGTCCACAGCACGTGGGCGTGAGGGAGCCTTTTATGATATGTGTAAGACGGCAATGGACAAAGAACACCAGACAGAGCAGCTAAGCTCATTAGACTGGAAGTTCTGGTTCTTCGCTTGGTGGCAGCATCCAGACTATGTTTTGGATTCAAAAAATGTATTGATAAACAATGATCAAACCAGTTACTTTGATGGATTAGAGAAAAAGCTTGACATCAAGCTTTCTCCCGCCCAGCGAGCCTGGTATGTGAAGAAGGCTGAGACTCAAGGAGACTACATGATGCGGGAGTATCCTAGCACACCTGAAGAGAGCTTCCAGAGTGCCAATGAAGGCTTATACTTTGGTCATCATATGGTCAAAGCTCGCCAGGAACGTAGGATCTGCCACTTGCCATACGATGAAAATGCCCCGACATACACTTGCTGGGATATCGGTATATCAGACGATATGGCTATATGGGTCTTCCAGGTAGTTGGAAAGTCTATACATTGGATTGACTACTATGAGAATAGCGGAGAAGCCCTTGCGCATTACGTCAAGTGGCTCAAGAGCAAACCGTATGATTATGAGAAGCATTTCATGCCTCATGATGCTGCTAAGCGAGATCCAGGCACAGGCAAGACGTTTGCCGATATCGGACGTGAGGCAGGTTTAAAGATAGACGTCGTGCCATATGACAAGAACGAGATGTATGGCATCGATGCGGCCCGAAACGCCTTCCCTAGATTTTGGTTCGACCAGTCTAAGTGTGCGAAAGGGATTAAAGCTGTCGATGCATTCCGCAAGGAATGGAACGAGAAGCTGGGATGCTACCGAGAACGAAGCCATCACGATTGGGCATCTCACGCTTCTAAAGCTTTAATTTATGGCGTAAGGGCCTTAGATAGAATGATGGGTGGCAGAGGATTGACTGCAGAAGAATGGAAGAAACTCCGAAACGAAGCTGCGGTGTGATATGGAAGAGCTTGTTGAGCAAGACTATAAGCGCTGCGCAAACTGCCGCTACTTTCTGCCGTACATGTATGAGATCGATGATACTGAGCTTGCGTCTGATTATGGGGAGTGTCACAGATATCCTCCAAAACCTGTACCGGCTGAGCAAGTAGGTTTCCCTATAGTCCATGAGGATGTTTGGTGTGGAGAGTTCGACTCTCCATAAAAAAATTTTGTCCATAGTGTCAAGGAAATATTTTAATGACGTATACGGCACAGCCCAACGACAGGGTTAATAAGTTTAACCAGTTCTTCTACGATGCGTACCGCACGTGGGGGATCTACTATGCTGCTGCCTATCGAGATCTGAGAGCATATGCTGGAGACAACTGGACACAAGCCGAAAAAGCGGCTCTCGCAAATCAAAAGAGAATGGTACTCGAGCTTAATAAGATTAGGCGTGTGGTTAATCTCTACTCCGGGTACGAACGGGAGAATCGTCTTAGTACAGTCTGTGGGCCAGTCGAAGATTCAGATGAGGATACAGCCGATCTTTTATCGGACGTTATGCTCTATGTATACGATAAGGGGAATGCTCACCACGTTATATCCGATGCCTTCGAACACTCTCTTAAGACGGGTCTGGCCATTGTGGGTGTATACCTGGACTATACCAAGGACAAAGTCAATGGAGACATCAAATTTTATAGCAAGCCGTTCAATGCGATTATGCTCGATCCCTATTTTACAAAGAGAGATCTCAGCGATTGCGACCAAGCTTCTACCCGTGATCTGATGAGCCGTGATCAAGTCAAGGCTATGTTGCCTTGGGTTGATCCTAGCATCATCGACATGATACCTACAGGCATACGAGACAACAAATACCAGTACCTGGGTATCTACAGGCAGTACAACTCCACCTATATAGCTAAGAACCTTCTGACGTATGACCAATACTGGGTGAAAGTCAATAAGCCCCAGAAGTACATCGTCGACATGGAAACAGGAGTAACGCAGGAATGGAATGGCGACAAGGAAGAAGAGAAACACATCCTTGCAGCTGCTAAAGAGAATCCTCAAATTCAGCTAATCAATTCCTATAAGCGCACTGTAGAGCTCAATATTATTGTAGGTGGCCGCTTACTATACTCTGGGCCTGATCCCACTGGCTTGGACGTATTCCCATGGGTCGTTGTGCTCGCATATTTTGAGCCTCTAATAGACACGTATGAGCTTAAGATACAAGGACTTGTGCGCTCTATAATTGACGCCCAGCGTCAGTATAACCGCCGCCACAGCCAGATCATAGATCTCATGGAATCGGTAATTAATACCGGATGGATCTCTAAGAACGGTGCTGTACTAGATCCTCAGATGCTTCTCCAGTCTGGACAAGCTCGAAACATTATCATGAACGATGGTTACGACGTTAATGCCGACATACGAGAAATACAGCCCCCACAAGTGCCTCAGGGTTACCTACAGTATCAGGACATCATTGACAAGAATATCATGGAGATACCGGGTGGGTCTGAAGAGCTTCTCGGAATATCTTCTACCGGGGACTCCCAGGTCTCTGGACGGCTGGCGGAAGTACGTGCTTCTAATGGCCTTAAAGGCAACCGAGGTTTGTTTGATAACCTTGAGCAGTCACTCAAGTGGCTCGGCAACATCGTGGTTGAAACCATCCAGAAGAACTATACCCCAGGCAAGATCTGGCGCATCACTAA